TCCTCCTGTAGCTTTATTTACTGCTACTGATCTGTAAACTGATGTTATTATTATATCAGGAAATTTATCTTTAATAGGATTTATACAGTTTTTCATTAAAGCATTTATGTTTCCTATTACTTTATCTTTTGTTAAATCTGGTTTTTCTATTACATCATCTCCGGGTACATTACTTAATCCATTATCAATAGCCGTTTTTGAATATAAACATTGTCTTAAAGAAAAATATTTTGCCATTTTATCCTAGTTTTTCATCTAAATTTATACTACCATCTGATGGTAAATTATATGTAGATGGAATATCAATATTATTATCTATTATATCTTGTATGTGCTCACTTCCTTCTGTTTCTCCTATATCGTAATAAGCTATTTCACTATCTGTTAAATTTGTTAATTCATCTTGTTCTTGTAACTCTTCTGCAGGGATATTTCTTGGTGAGTTTAAAACTATATCTTCTGTAACATTTGAAGGCATTTGTTTATCATCATTTATTGATGTTGGTTCTTCTGTTGATTGGTTTTCCATTAAATTTTGACCGAAAGATAATTGATTTAAGGATGCGGGTATGAAATCTGTTAGTTGTTGTTGAGAACATAAATATATACTTGAATCATCTCTTGCTACATCTTCAAGAATATGTTCATAATTTTCTTCTTGTTCATTTCCTGCTTGGCCATTTCTTATGATAGTAATAGGATTTCCTACTTCTCCTTCGTTACTCCATCTATTAGGTTTATCTACATTTAAATTATCTACTGTTCCTCCAAATCTTATAGAATTTCCATATCTGCCTTCTAATATGGTATCTCCTTCATAAGGTAATAAAGGTCTTATAAATTCTAATTCTCTAAAATAATTACCTAAATTAACAGTAGGTATTTCTTCTTTATTTACTGCTCCACTTTCTGCTTCAGAAGGTTTTATAGGGGGAGAACTTAAATTAAAACTAGTTGGAAAAGAATTATGTGATGGTGAATTATATACAGCTATAGGAGGTAAATAATAATCCATTCTACTTCCATTATCATTATAACTTTCATTTGGTCCTTTTAATATATATACTATTTCATCTAATACAGGATAAACTCTTAAAAATGAAAATAAAGGTTTTGCTATAGGTAAATCAGCTTGGTATTCTGTTTTTTCACTTAAAAATGAATACTGTATTAGTCCTACAGCGTCAGATTTTAATCCTAATCTTTGGGCTTTTTCATCATTTTTGCTTAAAATGACTTTTTTAACTCTAGCAATACTAAGAATTGTGTCCATTTGGGGCTTCTATTTGTTTAGGTTCATCAACGGTTTTTGCTATTTCTTCTGCAACATCCATTAATTGACTCATTTCATCATCTGTTAATAAACCTCCTTCACCATTTGAAGAAGAACTAGTAGATAAACGTTGAACAATAGCTGCCATTTTTATTAGTTGATCATCATTTTTTACACTAATTTCCATATATTCTTTTATTAAAGGAACTACTACAGTAGCATCCCCTAAAGATTGAACTAAAGGGCGTAATTCAGCTATTAAAGATGCAAGTTGTTTTGCTTTTTTTCTTTGATTACCATGAATTTCTTTTAATAAATCTGAAAAAGATTTATCATCAAATAATATTTGGTTTAATGAATCCATATCGTTTTATTATAAATATGGGAGGATTTAGATTTTTACATATCCTGTTTCAGCATATTCTGAGTATTTTTCTTTATATTGTTTTTTTAATATTTTAGTAACTTTAGTAATAACTGGAGTATCTACCTGAGTCATTTCTCTTATATAAATATAAAGTGCTTTTTTATTAAAAATTTCTATATTTTCTCTACGTTTAAATAATACATTTATAGCGTCTGCTACTTTTCTATCTTTATCTTTTTTAAACATTGTAAACATATGTTTATCAATATATTCTGTAAAATAGTCTATAAAATCTTTTATATCTTGTTTACGTTGATCTCTACCTAATGAATATAAAACTCCTTCATCCTCATCTGCTGCTAAAGGGTCTGCTTTTATTTTTTTCTTTTTATAATTGTTATTATTATAAAGAATAAGATAATTTTTACCTACAATTGAAAAATAACTAAAGGCTTTACTTCCTTTTTCTGGTTTAAAATAATCTAATTTTTCTAAAAGAAAACAAATAACTTCATGTTTTAAATCTTCTAAATCATCTACTTCTGTATAATAAAATTTAAATGTATGAATTAAATTTTCTGCTAATTTATAAAAAGCATAATGAATTCTTGTTGCAAATATATTATCTCTTTCTTCTTGATTAGATGAGGCTAAATATTCTTTTATAGCTAAATCTGTATCTTCAGTAAAGTATCTTTTTTTTGTTCTTTTTCTTCCTCTTTTTTTTGGTTGTGGCTCAAGAGAACCAGTGATTACTGGTTCTGGAGGAGGTTTAGGAGCGTACTTAAGTTTATTTATCATGTATTTTTTTATCTAAGCATAAATTCATTTAATGCATCTTGAATTTTTTGAATTTCTTTAAAAAACCATCCAATTTCATCATCGGCATAAAATATACCTTTATCATCTATTTCTTTTAATCTTCGATCACATTCTTGAATAGCATCACTTTGTTTAGCTATAAAATCTTCTAATATTTCATTTTTCTTTAATAAATTTCTAATAATAAAAAAAGAAATTATTATTACTGCTGTTAGAAGTATACTTAATATTATATCCATAATTAATCTTTAAAAAATGAATCTATAACGTTTAAAGTAGCGTTAGATAGATTAGGGTTGTTTTGAGTATTAATTTTTTTAGCTGTTCTTAGTGTTTTATCTCCTTTACTTGCATTTTTAGGTTTATTTGATTTAGGAACAGCATCTGTAGTATTATTCCATTGTTCAAATTCAATTTGGGCAGCCATATGATCTGCTTGATGTATTAGTAATGGTAAATGAGTTCTTAATCTAGTTTCTTTCATACTAGACATAAAATAAAACTTATTTGATTCATCGTATAAACCATCATGAATTTTAATTGTAATAAATTCATTTTGAGTTACTTTACAACCAATTTCTTGAAGTATAAATAATGATCTTTCTGGAACTTTCATAGCAGGAATATCAGTATTAAATTTATAAACCATACCTAATTTATCAACATGCCATTTTGAATCATTTGGTTGATAATATTCACCTTCTTGTTGACCCATTTTACCTAAATCATGGAATAAAGCGGCAAAATGCATTTCTTCAACAGTATATGTAGATACATCACCTCCCATTGTTTTCCACGTTTTATATAAATGATTTACACAATCAAATACACGTAAAACATGATCTGTATAACCACCTGCAAATGCTGAATGGTGCCAATTTTTACTTGAAGCAGGCATCATCATCATTCTTTCTTTATACTTATCTAAAAAAGGAAGTAAGATATCTGTTCTTTCTTTTGAAAATGATGTTTTAATTTCATTTATATAACGGTCCCAATTTGATTGGATTTTTTCTGCTGTCAACATATTAAAGTGTTCCTACTCCTGATGTTCCTCTTGCTCCTAATTGATTAGTAGAAGATATCTTGATTATGTTTTGTAATTCCTCAAAACGTTCTTTTAATTCTCCCTCTTCCATATATCGAAGAGCTTCTGCTGTTTGGCCCTTTTTAACAATCATTCTTAATCTAAATAAAGATTCATCTAATCTTTCTAAGGCTGTTTGTGCTTGTGCTGCGTATTTCATATATTTATTTTTTATTTCTTTTATTTGTAAGACCCTTTTCTGGTCTATCCAAATTTTTTTTGCGAGGTTTTGTTCTTTTTATTTTTTCTTTTGTGGGATAATAATCCTCTTGCCATTTTTCAATGTCTCTAATTTTCATTTGTATATTTTTCATATTGTAAATTACACCAAACCATATTTTCTTTTAACATTTTTTTACGATCTAATGGCATATTTAAAAAATCTGTTGTTTCTATTAATAAACCAATTGCTGTTATACGTGTTAAATCTTTATTTGTTCCTTTTTCTTGAATAAGTTTTTTAAGTAATTCGATACTTTTAAGATATTCATCTTTTTTTAATTCTGCTGCTGATTGTTGTTTTTGTAATTCATATTCCTTATCATTATTATCAAAAAATGACATTATATTAGTATTTGAACGATGAATACTTTTTAATTCGTCGGATTTTTCCATCCGTTTTAATGCTTCTTCTATGTTTTTAGGGTTA